CTGTATGCAACACAAATCCAGGGCCTCATTCCGAGTCTGTAACTAAGTTCCCATTCTCGTCCCATGTAAGCGACGATACCGAGCAGAAAGTGGAACACCACGAGCTGATACGGTCCGCCGTTATAAAGCCATTCGTCAAGAGAACCGGCTTCCCACACTGGGTACAGGTGCAAACCGATGGCGTTTGAGGATGGCACGACAGCGCCGGAGATGATGTTGTTTCCATAAATTAAAGAGCCAGCAACGGGCTCACGAATACCGTCAATGTCAACGGGAGGTGCTGCAATAAATGCAATGATGAAACAGGTTGTAGCTGTAAGCAGGCAAGGAATCATTAGTGTTCCAAACCAACCCACATAAAGTCGATTATTAGTAGAAGTAACCCACTCGCAGAAGTTTTCCCACGTTGAATTACGTTGTTGTGAACGTGTTGTAAATGTTGTCATTAAAATAAAAGTGCATGTTCGTGTCGTCGGTAAGTAAGACCATTTTTAGGAGTTGGCTCTCCATAGCTAGGGAGGGAATTGCACCCTCCGTTAAATCTATTTAGCTTTTAAAAGACTCCAGGAATCAGCTGTCCTGTAGTCACATATGATCCGATGGCTGCGATAACGCCAAGCATGGCAAGGCGTCCATTCAGCATTTCAGCTTTTTCGTTGTGTGTCACAGTTACTTCTTGGGTATACATTCGTGGTTCTTTAGGCCAGATTTGAGTGTCGTTCATCAGAAGGTGTACTTCACGCCGAGCTTGGTGCCATACAGGTTCTCTGCATCAAAGGCTGCTGACAGTTCACCGTAGATACTGATGTTCTCAGTAGCGGCAACAGAACCGCCGAGCTTGCCGGTTGCTTTGGTATCAGCTTCACCACCATCCTCAACAAAGAGGGAGGGGCCAGCTTGGATGTACCAGGAAGCCCAGCTATCTCCACCCTCATAACCAACATGGAAGTCAGTTACATGAGCATTGAAATCAGAGCCAGTGAAACCAGCGTTGTTTTCGATGTTCACATACGGGCCAGCAACAGCAGCGGTGCCGAAGCCAAGGAGGATACCAGTTGCGATAATAGATTTCATTGTAATTTGTTTAAAAAAGTGTAAGTGTGTTTTGTTCGATTCCCGTGAATACCCCACCCCAACCAGTAGTAGGCTGAGTTCATGTAATAGGTAACGGATTGATGATTAGTTTGGAATGCATATAGGTCATTCCTAAACTTCATCTCATTAATCATGTAGCGTGTTTGACCCTCTATTGAACTTGGGTCACAGTTATATTTTTTACAGAACAATCCAAGTCCGTCATAGCGTGCTTGAGTTGTCCATTGGATCAACCCATAGCCACCACGTAGGCAGTTATCGTAAGGTACGATTGCACCACCTTCGCAGATGTTAGATTTAAAATTACTTTCCTGTTGGACATTGCCCATCAGTACAGCAAGTGCAACCTTATCAGTTACTTCTGCTTTGACTTGAAACTGTTCCAGTACGTACTGCTGTTGAGCAGTACAGTCTGGACATTCAATCATTTAGAAATTGATATTTGATCGCTCTAACTTTTCAACAATCTCTTGTCTATAGGCTGGGTCACGGTCATAGCGTGGATCTGACATTGCAGCTACTACTTCTGCTTGGCTCTTGAATCCTTTTGTTTGTTCGGAAGATGCTTTGCCTTGCAGAAGTTTACCCTCATATCCAACTGAATCTCTGTATCTTGCAGACATAGCAGCCATTGCAAAATATGCAGCATTGGGATCTCCTGATTCCATTACTGCATCGTACATATCAATCTCATTATCTTGAAGGTTTTCACTAGCCCAACCAATCATTTGTTCGTAGGCTTTTTCACCTCCCACTGAATTCTTTAGTTGGGTTGCAACCTCTTCAGTAATCTGTGGTTTTGTATTGGAAGCGCGATAGTCCAGATACATCTTTGCTAAGTCTTCTGGCCTACTATTAGCCAGCTCTTGCATAGTCTCTTCTGATACTTTGTCTTGCGCTTCATCCCACAACCTGTCAAACAACGTTGAGTCTGTAGATTGTTCTTCAGAGTTTTCTTCTGTAGTATCTTCTGATTCAACTTCCTCTTGCTCTGCTTCCTCATTAGAACCGCCGAGCTTTTTCTGGAGTTCGATGTAAGCTGCTTCCAGCTCTTTAGCATTGTTGTATTTACCAGCAAGTCTTTGATCTTGCTGTTGCTCCATCTGTTCTCCAATCTGCAGAGACTCTTGTTCATCTGCATTAAGTGTACCCTCTGAATTTTCATCAGAGAGCATTGACAATACTTCTGCCATAAATTAATTAAATTTGCGGTGGTTGTTCTTGCTGCATCGCTGCTTCTTGTGCTGCTAATTCACCATTCTTAGATGGATCCATAGCTGGAGTCTTCATTGCTTCGATCTCCATTTGCTGCGCCTGCATAGCTTGTTGCTGTTCCATCATCTGCTGCTGCTCTGCTTGTACTTCTTGCATTGAACGTACAAGGTTCAGTACATCAATACCCTGAGCTGCTGCGAGTCGTTTAATAACTTCCTCTTGATTGATGAATTGATTGATTGAATCTGGGCCAAGTGTTTGAGCCAGAATCGTCAGGAACTGACCGAGACTTTCTCTGTCTTGACCACGACCCAATGCATTGATACCAGCAACAATGGTTGGCTTAACAATATTCTTTGGAATCTTGGGGATGTCGCCTGCTTTCTGTGCTTCAGATAGTTTCCGGTTCAAGTAAGGAACCAGGAAATCAACAGTCAGCAGGGAGAAGAGACCACCCAGTTGTGACTCCAATTCCATCTGAGTCATCCTTACTTCTTCAGCAGTAGTTCTTTCACTCTGCCTAATATTCAGTACAAGGAATGCCTCACCTAATCTACGCTCCAGTGTGCCTGCCATTTCATAAGCAGTTCTGAAGTCCGCAGTCTTACCAACTTGAATTACTCCGATGTCATCAGGTCTACCCTGAATGATTGCTCCGTTACCAGCTTGCGCCAGTGTGGAGGGTTTAGTTGTACTTGAAGGGGATACGGTAAACACAACCTTAGCTGCTGCTGCAGACCCTTCTACCAGTGCCTTAGACAGTCCTTCTAAAGACTTCAGATCACCGATAAATTGACCGACTCTTCCACGACCGTAGCCTTCACCATCGACAGTATTGAATCTCAATGGGATCCAAGGGTTAACTTCTAATGGTGATTTTCCTTGAGAGTCTTTTAATACCTTGCCTCCAACTTCCTGATGCCAGATGAATCTATTGTTGTCACGCTTTACGTGCGTGTAAACATCCACTTCATCTGTCTTTGAGCCATCGTCATTAACGTTGTCTAACAATTCTTTTGGAAGTTGGTTCTCAATTAGTTGTTTTGAGATGCTTTCTTTAGTAACTATTTCAATGACTTGACCGTTGCCATCTCTCTCCACTACGTAGCGATTCAGAGGATATACTTTTAATCCTTTCTTACCCATAAAGACTAGTGCATTACCACTGACTACAAGATGTAGTAGTGCTTGATGCACAGCTACTCGATCATCAGATGCAGAGATTGATTCAAGAATGATCCTTTCTATTTTTGCAAATGAAAGGTCTAGTTCTGATTTCATCTCTGGAGGAAACTCCTCACCGAGTTGGCTTTCGTCTAGTTGTAATTTGAAGAATGATGTTTGTACAGGAAGTAGAGCAAGCATCAATTTACTTGCCAATGTGACTACACCTTTAGCTCCAACCGATTGGTAGGGAGTCTGCAGGTTCTTCATTCCTGTTGTATATTCTTCGTTACCGCGAATTAAGTATGGAAGTGTAAGCTCTGATGCTTGACGTGCTTCTTCTAGAAATTGGGAACGATCGCTCGCTAAATAGTCATACCTTGTTCGTGCTGACATTTATTTATCCCTTAAAGATTGAGTGATTTCAATCTGATACCTTGTCTACCTGTCTGGCCACTGACACCAGCTCTACGCATTTGCAGTCGCTTTACAGGATCAACAGCACCTTGAATACCCATTACTTGACTACCTTGTTGTGGTGACATCTGCATTGCCATTGTCTGCATCGCCTTTTCATTTGCAGCATTTACATCACCCAACATGGTTGAATACTCTGCATCTTTTGCTGCGAGCTGATCGCTAAAACCTTGTGCTTGGCTTGCTAGTGATGATTGAAACCCACTCATTTGTGCTTTCATTTGCTCCTGCAAGTCCTTCATGGAATTTGCAAAGTTTGAAGCGGTTGATTTAGATGATTTTGTCTGACTCGCAAGCTGTGCTTTTAGGTCTTTGATTTGTTTTAGATACAATTTGTTAGCTGCATTGTTTGCCTTTGGATTCATTTCCCCTTTAAGAGTCTTAGCTTTAGGAATGCTTTTCTTAGGCGTTTTGATTTTCAGCTTTTTAGCTTTGTATGGTTTTACTTTGAATTTTTTTGGTTTTGGTGCTGGTGCCTTTTTTTTTTGCTTCTGAATGCTTTTAGCAAAAGTATTTGCCCAATACGTATCTTGGGCTTTTTTCCAAGCGTCTTTTTTTGCGCGTTCTAAAGCAGGACCACTCATATAGTCCATGAATTCCGATGCACCATCATCAGACAAATAGTCTGAGTAATCCTTTTCTGTTCCGATGTCAAACGAAGCTCTAGTACCTCTGAAGTTTACTATCCCTGTCCTTCTAGAGTTACTAAACACCCCACCGTATGGTACGTATTTATAGTTTATAGCCATTATTCATTCTCCATATATTGAATGACCCACTCAACGACACTGCGTTGACCAGATCTATACATAATCTTTTCCATTGAATCTTCCGGTGAAGGGTTAATAGGTGGAAAGGTTTCTTCTAATTGTGCGAGCATTGCGTTAGCCGTCATGCCACGCACGTCTAAGTAATCAAGCGTATTGTGGGAGGTTGACATTGCTGTGTTCAAAGAATGCAGGCATACGTGCTGCCTTGGTGAATGAAAGTTCAGGTGCTTTGCCCTGATACATAAGGTTGTCGCTCTGATCTAGCCAAAATTTTTTCGACAATTTTCTATCTTCACTACGGTATGCAAGTGGTTGCATCACCCAATTGATAGTAGCTTTGCGTAGCTTATCTAGGCTTGGAGATATATCTAAACCCATCTCTTTGCACACTAATGAATTGCAGGCGACGTGAATTTGTTCGTCTCTTGATATATCCGCAGAGACTGTTCGCATACCACTGTCACCAACAGCTCTAAAGAACGGGAGTAATACAAAGAAAATTGCACGTTCGGCAACCATCGCTTTTGTGATCGTGTGATCAGGATGCGAAATCCAAGCCTGTTGTAGCGCCAAGGCTTCTTTTTCAGCTTGTACGTCAACGCCATAAGCATTGGCGATGTAACCGAGTGCCACGTCGTGGTTCTCTTCATCCCGTACATTTGAGATGAGTAACTCTCTGGCGAGTGGCGGTACTTCAGTGGCCAAAGCATCTGTAATAAAATCTCCAACGGGTAGTTCCATGTGGCGCAGTGCTAAGGCACGGTAGATAGTTTCTTCTGCACCTTCATACACTGGGCCAGCTTCTGTTTGGACTGGTGTCCATTTGCGCTTACGCGCTAGTAATTTTTCATAAGGGTTCATTCTTGACAATCACATTGTGGTTCATCATTAAATAGTGACGCAAGATAATCATCAATGTCTGCTTCATCTAAAGCTGCGTAGGCATCCGACTTATCTTGTGTGTCTCCCATTACTTGCAAGGAGTAATAGAGAGATGTTTGCGGAGACCTGAGCCACTCTTCGATAAAGGCGCTGTCATATGTGACAACATCACTCCAACTATTGAAGCTATACCCGTGAAGAAGTCCTGTGCGGTTGAGCAAAGTCATGATGCCATCAGCAACACGCTTGTAGTTCTCCCAACCAACTTCACTAGCGATTTCTACATCGCCATATTCATATGTTTGTACACCGAACGTACCGCTGTCACGGTCTACTGTCCGGTTAATAGGTGGTGCGATCTCTGGTGTACAGGTGTAACCATCTAGATCTTTGCTCCGATAGCTACAGCTAGCAGTGGGAGCGATAGCAAAGGCTCGCACCATGTCATGGCTACGTGCAATTGAGGCTGCTTGTTCAACTCCTGAAGCAATCTGTTCGACAAGAGCAAAAGCAGGATAGGTGATAATTTCACCGTTGTTGTATTGCTCTAATGCCTTACCAAACTGTTCGTAGGTTATTCCGTACCGCCGTAGGAGATTGGCGAGCCCGAGCATTCCAAGTCCAACTTGTCTATCTTCGACTGAGGAGAGATATTCTCCTGAAGCGCCAACACCAGTCTCACTGTGGAGTTCACACAGCTCCTGCATACCTTGAACGAAAGCTTTTGCGATGTCCCCGTACACACAGGCACCCAAGTTGATATGTTGCAACAAGCATGTTCCGCGTGAGGGCAGATATACTTCAAGGCATACATTTCCTCTGATTCTGTTTCCTTCATTGTCGTATTTAACTTTGTTTAGCCAGATGTCTCCTGATTTGATTCCGTGTAGCAAGTCAGGTTTGAATTTACATTCTTCCCACCATTCATCTGTGATATTGATGCACCTCTTGACCCATGGCAGTTCTGATCTAGGTGTATTAATGAACTCCAAAGCGTCTGGGTGGGAAAGATCGAGGTGAAGAACAATCGCGCCATTTTTGTACACCCCACCACGTCGTAGGATTTCGTTTAGTGTTGAATAGATTTTTCCGAATGAGACTGGGCCAGAAGCAACAAGTCCCTTTCCATTTTCTGAGTTTCTGGGTCGCAGTTTCGACAGGTGGATCGCGCAACCTGCTCCATATCGCAGAGCATGGCTTGCAAATTTCCAGCTAGCTTCGATTCCATTTGGTCCTTCCATTTCGTCTTCTACTGTGAAGACAGTGCATGAAACTGGAAGCCGTGACTCAGGATTGTCGAGCCACGATTGTACACGTCCAGTACGTGAAATATATGTTGTGGTCATTCGATAATTAGATCGTTCAAATAAGGTGGTTTGTAATTCGGTCCCTTCAAGACCTTCCCATCAGCTCGGTAGATAGGTTTACCATCTTCACCGAGCTTTGACATATTTGATTCGTGGATACGACGCATTGCCTCATCCAAGTCCCAATCCTGTGATGCAGCCATTTGATAGGCAACATATACAAGGTCAGCTAGTTCTTTTAGTTGTTCTGATTGATCTTTGAAGTGGAATGCTTCATGGAATTCACTCCATTCCTCATCAATCAATGCTTTCTGTACACTAAGTACATCAGAACCTCTCTGGCAAAGAGAATACGCTGCTCGGAACTCTTCCGCCTGATCCATCAAGCTCTGACTCTGCATATGTGTGCTGTAGCTCATTTTGTAGGTAGTGGATTGCTTTTTCTATGTCTTGTTCTTTGCTGTCCTTATGTCCAGCACGGCAGATGTACTTCACAGCACATCCAAGGTGATAATTTAGTTGCTGGTCTCTGATGAAATCCCAGCACTCGATGGTGCCTCTGGTGTAGTAAGCGGGTGAATCGGCCATTGTTTAATGAGGTTACTTACGGTGTTAGCTAGCGCAAAGTTTTGACGCTGTAGTGCCATGAATAATGTGATGATGTCAGCTTTATCTGCTTTTGGTAGTAGGTCTTCAAGCCTTCTCAGCTTGAATGACTGCTCCATCGTCGGCTCTATAACTGGCATCGGGGGTCCATGGAATGACGGTATGTTCGATTGGGTCATAATCTGTATAAGTAAGAATCCGAGCAAGCCTTGCATTCAACAGTGCATCCTCTTCTGTAAGATTTTTATCTGTGAATGCTTTGACTACTGTCTTCCATGTATATCCATCTTCTTCAAACAAACTGACTGCTCGTTTAATTCCGATGCCCGGTACTCCTGAATAACCATCTGTTTGATCACCAGCTAGTGTTTGAATTAAGTGCCATCTTGCACCCTCTACAGGGTCAATCATGGTTAAGTCTTTCATGTCAAACAACCTTCCAGGGATTTGTTTCATATCCTTATCTGGCGAGCAGATAATGTTACCTGGATTAGCTGTAGCATAGATTCCCATGGAATCATCAGCTTCTAGTTCAGGTAAACGAATCACCTCATATTTATTTGATAATTCTGATATAACTTTTCTGTAGCCACATGGCTTTTTTCTATTTCGATGACCTTTGTATTCCGGGTAAATTTTTTTCCTAAAATTTCTAGAGTCACTGAAGAAAAGAATTAATTCTGGGACATCCCATAAAAACTCAGCTTTGAGTCTGTTTAAGTCCCGCTCAACCATTGCTAAGGCTTCTGAAAATCTACTGACTACAGTGATTACATCATCACCCCAGTCAATATCCTCTTCTGCACCGGCACAAGCTTTGTAGACTATAAAATCTGCATCAACAAGTAGTTTCATTAATGCACCTCTGACCAGTCTCTGCCTGTCTTTGCCTCTGCTTCAATGGGGATTCGTAGCTTGTAGTACTCTCCAGCCGCTGCAGCGCTATATACCAGGGATGTAGATAAGTCTGCTGCGTGTTTTGGGTCGCACTCAAATTGTAATTCGTCATGTATAAATGCCAGCTGTGATGCACACAGCCCTAATTGTGTGATTGTGTCGTCGTTTAATACCATCCATTTCTTAGCTACGCAGGCCGCACCACTTTGAAGAAGGTAGTTTAAAGATTTATGGGGACTATCTACTTTTATCGGTCGCCCATCAATGCTTTGTAGAACGCCTGTCTGCGAAGCTTTCTTTTTGACTGCTTCCAGTAGTTCCGCAAGTCCATCAATAGCAGCAACAAACGCTTCTCTAATTTCTTTGCCTTTCTTCTTAGCTTGACTGTCACTTAAGGTTGAGTCATAGGAAAGCCCAATCTTGGCATTGCCTGCTCCATAGAGGAAGGCATAGCTGACGGTTTTAACAGCTCTCCTGGAGATCCCAATTTTGTCGGCATTAACTTGGTGAATGTCGCCATTGAGGAGGATATCTGCATACCGACCTGAGTCAAAACGACCAAGATAGTGAGCGAGCATCCTAAGTTCAATCCCAGCAAGATCAGCGCCAACCATGATTTGGCCGGGCGTTGCCGTGAAGAGTTTTCTAAATTCGGGGTCACTTTTAACCTGTCCTAAGTTTGGTTTTCGATGTGCACATCTGTGTGTGTTAGTTGCTACTGAGCAGTGATGATGTATTCGTTTAGCACTCGTACATAGCTTGAGCCATGCGTTGATGCCTTCTGAGATCATCCCCAAGCTCTTCGTAATATCGAGACATTTCAGAAACTCCAAAGCAATCGATGGACCACCTGAGGCAGCCATCTCCTTCAATACAATCTCGTCGATAATCGGCTTCCCAGTAGGACTCAGTTGAGTCGGCTTCCAGCCATGAAATGTTTGCAGGATCCATGAAATATGATCTCTTGAAGTTACGTTTGTTTCTTTGAGCCGGGTACATGAAGCGCCTTTGACATAGCCTTGGGTCCGGTTATCTCGTTTAGGAGTAAATAGTGATCCTGCAACGAAAGGGTGCCTGTTATGTAGTAGTTGAGTAGTTTGTTCAAGTTCTTTTCTGAGAGACG